TCGCGTCAGCTCCGAGTGGTTTGCCGTTTTTCTGCCTTGCCGACAGGTATTCGCCGGGCTTTGGCATGTCAGCTCCCTCGAGCACAGCTCCGTCCGGAAGGTCGACCGCTTCAAGCTCGTCGGCTTCAAGTTCTGGGATGTCGTTATTCATGATGCGGGGAGTCTTCCCGCTCTTGATCTTGTCCGCGGCGGAGTCGGGCTTACATCCGGCTCTTATTCGCCTGCCGCCGCGGTAGGTTCCGTCTTTTGCCACACTTACACTTCCTTTCCGCAGGCGGCATGGGGTTAATACCCTGTTTGAATTGAAAAAAATGCACGCGTGAGGGGGCGCCGGTCTTTTGGCGAATCGGATTTAGAGATTCAGACCGCCCCTCCCGGTTTCCTGTCGCCGCGCTTGCCGTGGATCTTTTCATGACAGCTTCTGCAGAGACTCATGAGGTTCTCCTCATCATTCGTTCCTCCCTCGGAGATCGGAATGATATGGTGGACCTCCTCGACCGGAACATACCGTCCGTGCTTCAAGCACTCCTCGCAGAGTGGATGCTTGTGGACGTATCTCATCCTGATCTTTCTCCACTGGCTTCCGTATCTTTTATGTCCGTTGTAGCCACGGGTGAAGTGGTCGTATTGCTTCTCCATTAACTTCTTGTGCTCCGGGCAGTACTGCTCGCCGTCTTCAGCGAAGCCACGGCAGCCGGGGTAGCGGCAGGGGCGGTCAGGCTTCCTTGGCATTTTTCTTTTCCTCACGCATTATGTTCCTGATCGCAAGGTATGCCGTCATGTCCATGCAGCCGGATGCGTTCCGCTTCGGGTCGCCCTTGTAACGTCTGCGGTTTTCCCGCTGTCTCTTTCTGTTCTTCATAAGTATTTCTCCATAGAAAAAGCCCCGGAGGGGATTTCCCTTCGAGGCTTGTAATCATATTCTTCTGATATTACCATTATAGCCTTATACAAATTGAACTCAACTGAACTGAACTGAACTCGACTGAACTCAACTGAACTCTTTTAAGATTTCATCAAGTTCTTGAAGAGCGCGACCGTGGAGTGAATAGATCCATCGCTCGGTAAAAAACATATCTGAGGCTATCTTATTCCATGATTCGTTCTTGAAGTACCTTGAGATAAGAACAGTTTGATAATCCGGGTTCTGAAGCTTGCCGATCTTCTCCAGAGCCTTTGTTTTCTCGGCTACGAGCCTCGCTTCGTCCTCTGCGATCTCGTTCTCAAGACTGATCATTTTCATTACTGATTCCTCAAGCCGTGATGTTCCTCCGGGGCTGCCCTTCGGCATATCGGTAATGACTGGAGACCGGACGCTTTCTGCCATCTCCTTTAGCACGGACAGACGCTCTTTTTTTGCTTTGATGTTGGCTTCAAAACGGGCAAGCCTCCTAAGATATTCCTTTGCTGTCATGCTTCACGCACCTCCTTTTGAAGCTGTTCAATCAAATACTCGCCGCTTACATTTGAAAGTGCAGAGTACCAACCGGAGCGAAAAAACTGTTCACATTTCATAGCGGTGCGCATAGCTTCCTTACCCCCTGGATTTTTCTTTAGCCTCTTCAAAGCCGACCTGTAATCCCTCGCTGCGAAAAGCACGATGGCGATAGCCAGATTCTCGTAAGGTTCCATCACCTCACCTCCAGTCTGGCTTTCACAGCCGCAATAAGGCCATCCTGGGTTTTCTTCTTTTTCCTGAGCGCCGACATTACATCCTCATCAATTGTGTCCTTGCAGATGATATGGTGGATCACTACTGCGCTCTTCTGCCCCTGTCTCCAGAGACGGGCGTTTGTCTGCTGATAAAGCTCAAGACTCCAGGTAAGCCCGAACCAGATAAGGGTTGAACCGCCCGCCTGCAGGTTTAAGCCGTGTCCAGCCGAAGCCGGATGTATGACGGCTACCGGAATATTACCCGCATTCCAGTCATCAATATCTTTATCCGTCTTTATCTCGCGGATAGAGAAGCGCCTTCTGATACGCTCCATATCGTGTCTGTACCAGTAGGCTACCAGTACGGGCTTCCCGTTTGATGCCTCTATCAGATCCTCAAGCGCGTCAAGTTTTCTGTCATGGATCTGTATTGCCTCGCCGTCCGCGTCATATACTGCCCCATTTGCCATCTGGAGGAGTTTGCCTGATAGTGCGGCGGCATTAGCTGCATCTATCTCCCGCTTTCCAAGTCTGGCGGTCATCTCCTGTTTCAGTTCGTCGTATACTTTCTGCTCACGCGGGCTCATCCATACAGGAACTTCATTTATCACAAGTTCTGGCATTTTAAGGTAATCCCCGGCTTTCATGGAAATCGTAATGTCGCCGATCCTCTGATAGATCTTTTCTTCCGCACCCGGCAGGGGCTTGTAGGAATATACAATCTGTCCGTTCGTTCTGTCCGGGACAAAATAATCCCTTCGATACTGGCCTATATATCTGCCGAGACGCTTTCCCATATCGAGGATCCTGAACTCTGACCAGAGGTCCATGAGTCCGTTTGATGACGGAGTGCCTGTAAGGCCTATCACCCTCCTCACCTTCGGCCTGACTTTAAGTAGACTCCTGAAGCGCTTGGACTGGTGCGACTTGAAACTTGAAAGCTCATCTATCACGACCATGTCAAAATCAAAAGGTATCCCGGATTTTTCAATAAGCCAGGTCACGTTCTCGCGGTTGATGATATAGATGTCGGCCTTCGCAAGAAGCGCCTCTCTTCGGTCCGCCTCCGTTCCATTTGCAATACTGCACGTCAATCCGCGGAGGTGATCCCACTTATCTATCTCATCACGCCACACACGACATACCCTGAGAGGTGCGATCACAAGAACCTTCGATACTTCGAATCTGTCAAACATAAGCAGGAATATCGCTGTAAGCGCGATCACCGTCTTGCCTAAACCGCAGTCCAGCAGTATGGCTGCAATCGGGTGCGACAGGATAAATTCCGTGGCATATATCTGGTATTTATGAGGAACATATTTCATCAAGCACGCCTCCTATCTGCTCCAGCCCATCAATGCAGTACACCTTGAAGCCAAGCTGCTCAATCTGGCTTTTTCTTCTAAGCTGCAGCCGCCGCATCTTCTCCCCTGGAGCTTTCATCTCAGCAAAAGCTGCCCTTCCATGCGGCATAAGGATCAGCCTGTCCGGCACCCCTGCAAAACCAGGCGATGTAAACTTCAGGGCCATACCGCCCCGCTTTCTGGCTTCATCCCGGAGTTTTGTTTCTATCTGTTTCTCTCTCATAAGAACCTCGCTTTTATTTTTGTCATACTGTCATGAAGCGTTTTTTCTTTGATGACAGGTCATCTGTCCTGTAAAAAGCCCTGTTTTCAAGGCTTTCAGGATTTTTGTCATTTCTGTCATTTTTGTCATGGGGGTTAAGGAAAAATCCGATTTTTGTAATGATTTTTCTATATAAAGAAATAAATCTTTTTTTGACTGTCTATCATTCATGACAAAAATGACAATAATCATAAGTTTCCCGGAAGGCTTGAAATGGATAGCTTCTTCCACATCATTTTTGTCATTCGTGTGGTATGACAGGCGGTATGACAAAATGACATAAATACTTTTCCAACCACGGGTTAACTGCATACCTCGGCATAGGCGGCCTGCCTTTACCGTAAGACGAAGCATTTTCTATTGCAGCGATATATCCGTAGTCCTCCAGGAAATCAAGTACGGGCTGTATCTCATCAACGCGCTTGAACGTCTGGCAGTTTCGCATTGCGTCCCTGCGGCTGAACTCCTTAAGCTTCCTGTCGCTTAACATCTTCAGAACTCGATAGGCGTTCTGGAACATTGCATTCTCCGGCAGCACGTTAAATACAGCCTGGGCGTGATTTAAGAAATACCTTCCCAACCGTATGGCGTTCTTCATGGTCTGCCCGTCTACGACAAGCGGAGAAGGCTCTGACAGAAACTCACTGCTCCTGCAGGTACCGGCCCTGCATAAGAGTCCGGCGATACGCAGCGTATTTCCGGCAAGCTTTCCGCACCAGTCAGAGATCTCCGCAAGCTCTCCCGCAAGCTTCGGCTCAAGGGTCTGGGAGAACCGTTCCAGAAGCGCATCAGCTTCCGGCGAGAGCGTGATGACCTCCGGTTTTGAAGAATACTCATCCTCCAGCATGTTAAAGACCCTCTGCTCATAGGCGCTGTATACCCCTTCTGGAACAGGCTTACTGCGGTAGCGTCTTGTGCCCACTGCAGAAGCAGGCATTGAATACAGAAAACGGGCTGTAAGACCCCTTCCCCGGAATATCTCATTTCCGAGAACCCTTGATATGACGTTCGGCTGCGCCATCAGAAGCACCGTAAGGGCCGGGTTTAGTATGTTCTCGCTTTCCCTGCCTATGCGGTCAACCCTTATCTGATCCCCGGAGTAGCTTTTAAGCATCACGTCTATATTTACAGACTTTGAATAGACGCCGGATAGAGTGTCAAAAATCCCCGCCTCACTTGATAGGAGAGCCATCCTTCCATCGTTTTCAGCGAGAACGGAAGCCAGCTTTTCCGGCGTGATATCGTCTGCAAAAAGCCTTAAAGGCTTCTTTTCACGATAATCGGTGATTTCCCTTGCGATATCGTCCATATCCTGCTGATTGGCTTTTCCCTTCACGACCTGGTCTTCCACCGCCTTCTGCCTGCGCTCTAAAATGCGCCGCTGCATCTTACTGGTCTCGATTGACGGGGCGATCCGCTTGTTGTATTGGTTCTCATAGTCGCTTACAGGCTTTACCATCGCGTGTTGTATGGCGGACTTTCTCTCTGACGGCGGCGCTATCTCCGTAATGTAGAGATTAAGCGGCTCTGTCCAGTCCGGCTTTCCCCTTATTACAAACTTCCCCTGTATGCTTGTGGCGATGACCGCCAGCGCGGCGCATCCCGCCATATCGACGGGGGTCTGCACGCTCTCGGATATGGCGGATACGTAATCCCTGATCTCCTCCGGCAGGGCGTCAACAGGGAACGGCATGATCGAATGTCTGCCAAACGGAATAGGTTCTTCCCAGCTGGAGGTTATCTTTGTAAACTCCTCTTTTGCCTGGGCCGCCTTTTCCTTTTCAATAGTCTCCTTTACCAGAGGATCCTTTTCAGCAAGCGAACGCATACTGTTAAAAGAAGCCTTTTCGTCCATGTCGCCGAAGCGGTGGAGCCGTACAAGGTCAAAGGCATTAAGGAGCCGTCCCTGCGCCGGATCTGTGGCATGGTGGCTGTATGAGAACTTGTCTTCATACACCACCACTCCCGCAGAGCCTTCGCCCGGAATATAGCTGTACCTTTCCTCCGCCGCCGACGGCGCATATATATCAGACAGGAATTTGCTTATCGCCGCCTGTATGGAATAGGTCCTGCAGAAAGCACCTACAATGCCTTGCTTCTTTAGCGGGTCTTCCTGCTCCTTCTGCTGTCTACTTACAGCTTCCTTCTCGTCTGGCGTACGTGGAAGGGTAGTAATATCCTTCCAGTTCGGATGTTCTTTCAAAAACTCATCCGGGTCCAGCTCCTCGCCATCGAACTGTTCACATACGTATTCCCCGTCCGACGGACAGGTAGGCCAGTACATAAGCTGGTTGATCTCAAAGGAGCATGGGTCTATCTGCTCTATCCCGATATCAGCGGCTATATATCTGGCGATCGCATTCGTCTCCTCCGGAGTCATATCCCTTGTCGCGGGGATGACGATCCTGGTCCTCGGGGACTCCCTCGTATGGCTATGCGTCGTATAGACAACAGATAAAAACCTGTGGTTACCCTGGTACCAGTCAAAGAAATCAGGCCGGACCTTATCGCCGTCCAGGGTGATACCGGACCTGGACACGACTTCACTCTTTTTTCGTCTTGTCCCTTTAAGCGTTCCCATCACAAAGCCGCCGTGATCCTTCGCTTTTTCCCTCTCCGCCTTTGACATCTTCTGGTACTGGGCAACCGTTTCCGCAGTTCTCTGCGGTTTCTTTAATCTGCTGCATAGGCCGTCAAAGGATATCTTCCCGGCCTTCCAGACTGCCGCCCATCTGCTCCCGCCTGTGCATATCACAAGGTCTCGCATCGTTATGCCTCCTTAAAACCGTCAGTAAAATAACGGACCGTCTGTCTCCGTCTCTTGGCTCTTTCTATCTCAGCGGTCATGCCTTCTGTGATCCGATCCCCAAGAACCCAGACCTCGCTGCACTTTCCCATGAGTACAATATCCATATGCAGGGCGAGTCTCCTCTGCCCAGGGTCGGAGTCGTCCATAAACGGAAAGAGCAGATGCGGGGTAATGGGGATATTTCCCCTCCTGAAAGCAAAAGCAGCAAACTCAGCGGCCTTTGCTACGTTGGCTTTAACATCGCCTCCGTATGGAGCGCATATATAAATGAGGGGCAGGTACGGTGGCCTTTCAGCCGCCTGGTTAAAGTTTTTGTCCATCTCTTATTCCTCCCTTTCGATGCGTGGCAGGATACCGTGTCCCTTCAGCAGTCCGTAGAGAAAAAGCCTGCCCTTCTGTGTCCAATAGGTATGCATCTTTGACTTTTCCGCATCTATCGCATACGTCTTTGACTGCGTATAACCGCAGTCCGCATATTTCTGATATAAGAGCCATGTGCCGCCCTGTCTGAACTGGATTCCCAGATCATGCAGCAGGGCGTTAAGCGCCTTCCCGCTCATCCCATAATCCTTTGCAATCTGCGAGATCGGTACGACGCTCTTACTCTGAAGGATCACATCGTAATAACTTGCTTTCGGCTTAAGCTCCGCTATCTGCTGCTTCTGCATAGCGGCTGTAAGCTCCAGGGACTTTCTTCTCTCGCGCTCTTCCTTCAGCTTCGTAAGGGCGGCGATCGCAAGATCCGGATTGTTTAAGATCGCCTCTGTGGCATAGACCCCGGTCTTTCTGATAGAAGGGATCACCTCATGCGTGACCCATCTCTTGAATGCCTTTGCCTCCGGCTTCCTGCTGCTAAGAATCAGCGAATACATCCCCGGCTCGTTTACTGCGTTGACCGCCAGTCCATTGCTGGCACCCTCAATTGAAATGAGGGTGCGTTCATCATCATCGAGCCTTGAAAGTGCCATGCTTGGGTTCCCGATATCGAGGATCCTGCATACATCCGCAGCCACAAACCACGGCTCGCCGCTAACTTCTGCGACCCTGACTCTGCTCCCCCGGTAATTGAAAAGTTGTGTACTAGTCATCTCTATGACCTCCTGTATAAAAATATTTACAGAGGCCTCATGGCCTCCTGATAGGTAGCCACGGCAGAAGGTCAAATCTGACGTTTTTTATAATTTTCTCCAAGTTTTTTTGCCGCCCTCTTCAGCTTCTGTGTGATGCTGTTCTCATCAGTCCCTGTTCTCTTCGCGTAATCCCGGATCGGCTCATCGTTAATCCGCACTGCAATGAAGGCATCTGCCCATTCAGGTTTCTTAGCCAGAGTCTTCCTTATCCAGTCGCAGATTGCTTCTTTTTCTTCATCCTCTTTCCTTTTCAGCTCATCCTTATGGAAAATACGGTCATCAGCCACCTCATCCATAAGGGGTTCATTCGAATCAACATCCTCCTCCCCGTCATCCGGCTTAGCCACGCTGTATCCGCGATGACGGTTGAACTGATGCCAGTTGTTATACTCCGATCTATTGAACCGCTTATCGAATGCTTCCTGGATGCGCCGCTCGTTTTCTTCCTTTGTGATGTTTTCATCATCTTCAATGCCAAGCGTCACAAACATCTGCTTTGTCGCCTTTTCATCCAGCTCACACTCCTGAATCTTGTCGTCATAACGTATCGTTAGTTTCATAACTGCGTCCTTTCCGCCCTGGTGCAGACGGTGGGACGCAGAAAAAAAAGAGCCTGTGTTCCGAAGATGGACCACAAGCTCCAGAACCCGAAAAAGGGCGCAGGAAATAATGCGGTGGGTGCATCTTCGCTTCAATCGCTGTCTTTATCACAGCGGTCTAAGTTCTCTATGCGTCCCATCGTCCTAATGGCCATCTCGGGCAAATGAGATTTAATATGTATCTAAGCGCCTGAGCGCTCAGACGGATGCGGGAGTTCCTGCGTCCGTCTCAGGGTTCAGATATGTCTTACTGACTCCTCTGCTTCTGTTTTGGTAGAAAAGTTTTCAGATGTTACTCTAACGATAGGTATTTCACCTTTCTCATCCTTTTCTTTAGCAAAGTCACATACACCATGATTGAATCTATTTTCTGCTATTGCAGAATCTATCATTGCAAATGGAGCATTGAACTCTGCAAAACTGTAGAAATAATAATCACAGTCTGATATAATCTATAAGTACTTTGAAGAATGTCTTTCTTCATTTCCTTAATTACCAGCCTATAGTAGATAGTCTTACTGTCTATATGGTTGAGTCTTACCAGTCTTACTGATTTAAGGAGGTTATAAAGATGACCCCAGATAATGCGCCTTACCTGTGCGGAGGAATTCTGTTTACGCTAATGCTTCAGGTAATAAACAAAGGTGGATGCGCAAATGACAAACTGGATGGAGACTTTGACGGGATTTCTGATACAGATGTGATGGCTTCTCTATATGAAGTTGTTACCGGAGAAAAAATCGCCGTTAATAACAAAAGCACCTTTGAGAAAGAAACCAATCAGTTTAAGACTTGTCGTAAATATGGGGAAACATATATTTGTTTTACCAACTCTTTTGTAATTGACGCCTTTACTTCTTCCGTAAAACAAAAAAACCCTGACCTTCTTAAAAGAATGTCAGAGTTTACTAATACATATATTGTAAGAACGCTTAGCGAATGGCTCGTAAAGGCTCTTTTTGAAGTGATTGAAGGCGATGAGGAAATCGCTCCAGATACCGTCTTTGACGTAACATATTCGCTTTCCGTACCCAAGGATGAACTGTACGGCATAACCGAAGTAGAGCTTCCGGTGTTTCTTCTTTCGGTACTATCCTTCATACTCCAGGAAAGACCCGACAATACCAAAGGCCGGTCTACGTTTGAATCCTGGCACAGCCATGCCGGCCCAAGGTCTCCCTGGAAGTTTAACTCCAATATTGGTAAATCCATTACAAGAAAAATATCCGTCAAGACCACGTTAAGTCTTGACACTTTACGTGACACCTTTGCGGATCAGCCCGGAAAGGAAGCGGCTGACGCCATTGCGCTCCCGAAAGAAAGGTCCGCAAAAGAAATCACCTATTCCGACGAGGACATGAAACTTCTTCGCCGTCTTAACGAGGATTATGATGAGATTCTTTCTGGGCTGATCGGTGAGGATTATGGAAGTTTCCTCCTCGATACGAGACTTCCGATCAGGATAAAGGAATTGTATGAATCGAAATGGAAATCAAAAGCGGATTCTTTTGATGATCCGATGCTGAAATCATATGTTTATGGGATGCTTGGAGAACTGAACAAGATCAGCCAAAGCATGACTGATAATGTTCCTTCCTCTCCTTTCCTTAAACAGTCAAGAGATAAGATAAGAAACCTGTATGTGAGACTTCATCCCAATTCCTATGAAAGCTCTTTTCCATACGATGCCTTTATAGATGATTGGAATGATGGTGAATACTAAAGGAGTATGCCTTTGCCTACAATAGATGAATCAATACAAAGAATTGACGGAGCAATATGCAGACATCTGGATGATATTGAAGACTCCTCTCGGGGCGCAATCTCTCAGGATATCCTGGAACTGCTTGCTAAGTTCGTAAACCATATCATGCTCAAGTTTTATGCAAAGAATAAAGATATTCCTATAACCGAAGAGAATATAGCTAAGGCTCTTGAGTACGCCCAGGTAAACAGCGGACTTTACACGCTGTATAAGTTCCACAACTTCTTGCAGGTCGTTACCACCCAGTTCACGCTGGATGAAGACGGCTCTGAAAGGCTTATGCTGAAATACTATCAGTATCTTCGGGATGCCAGAACTTTACTTTATAAGCATTTCGGAATAAGAGTCCTTCACAATCTGGAAAAGTTCCCTCTGCGTCTTGATGATACCCTTCAGGAATACTATGCCAAAATTGCGGAAAAGCTTGAGCGGCATCCCGCCGAGCTGAGCGGGGCAGGAGACGGCAAATACTATATCCAGAAGATCAAGCCTATATTCGTCAAAGGCCGTACAGAAACATATTACGAAGTTACATTCATGCCCGTAGACGACAGGAAAAACAAGTCAAAGACAAACCGCGTGATTGCCTTTACCAGGTTGCCCGTCAAAAGCAACTATGCGTCGAAATTTCATCTCGCGCCGGATTCCATTGAAATCCTCGGAAAGACTATGCCTATCATCATTATCGAAGGCTGGGAGGTGTCTATCCGCGACTGTGAGTTCCAGAACTTTATCTCTCTTTTCGAAGGAAGGAAAGTCAGAGTGCCTTATCCAGAGCAAAGAGAAATCTGCGGCTTTCTCACCAGATACAACTATAATCTATGCAACCTGATGGATTTCCCAGATGACGCATATAAGCAAATAACTGATTATTGGAAGAGCCGTCTTAAATCCTATAGGTTTATCCCTATGCTTGACCGCTGCCGACAGATAATACGAAACAGACTTCCCGGGCAAAACATATTGCGTTATCTGCTCTACAATATGAATAACGTTATCATCAAAAACCAGCGAGGCGGTGATCAGAACAGTTTACTCTCGGATCTCTACCTCTTAAACGGATCCAAACAGTTTGACTCCATGCCGTTTAACAGATCGCCGCTCGGTCATAATCCTAAGCTCGGTGCTATTTTCGACTGCATCCCATGCGACGGAAGGCGGCCTGAACTTCTCGCCAGGCTCATAAGGAACAACACTGAAGTCAAGGGTCAGCTCTTTACTGATGTAAATGAGATTTATGGATTCAAGGACATAAATAGTATCATTAAAAAATACAATGATAATCTCTGGTACGGTCATCATCCCAGGAGTGACCTCAAGCTTGAACATGATCAGGTATTCATTAATGAGTACAAGATGGACACCTGTAAGATCATTCGCAAACTGCAGGAACTATCCTCTTCCGGCGTTGATGGCTATGAGAGCCGCGTAGGACTCTGGCTGCTTCTTGATGACTATAAGATTGACTGTGAAGAAAAAAGACAGATCCTCAGTCAGATTTTTTCAAAATCAAGGGTCGGTGTAATATATGGATCAGCCGGAGTCGGAAAATCTACCATGATAAACCATGTGTCGCACTTTCTGAACGACGACAGCAAGCTGTATCTTACTCAGACAAACCCGGCGAAGGAAAATCTGATAAGAAAGATTGATGCGGATAACACGACATTTTCTACCATTGCCAGTTTTCTGCATCAGGAGGCATCTCCTGAATATGAGCTTCTCGTCATAGATGAGTGCAGCACTGTAAGCAACAGCGATATGGTTGCCGTGTTGAAAAAAGCCAATTTCAAGATGCTGCTTTTGGTCGGAGACACCTACCAGATCGACTCCATCGAGTTTGGAAACTGGTTCTCGGTACTAAAATGCTTCTTGCCGGAGAGTTCTGTTTTCGAGTTAACGACTCCATACCGGACAAAAGATGTGCATCTATTGGAACTTTGGGATAAAGTAAGGAATATGGACGAAACTGCAAAGGAGGTCATTGAAAGAGAAAGTTATTCGCTGAATGTCGACCCCACCCTGTTCGCACCCCTTAAAGAGGACGAGGCAATCCTTTGTCTGAATTATGACGGCTTATATGGGATAAACAATATCAACCGCTTCCTGCAGGAAGGGAATCCTAACCCAGCCATTATATGGGATGTGCAGAGATATAAGGTAGGCGACCCTATATTGTTCCTGGAATCAGACAGGTTCTATCCTGTCATACACAATAATATGAAGGGAACCATCCGTGGAATAAGTATTATAGACAAAGGCACAAACGAAGAGCGCATTCAGTTCGACATTGCGGTGCCAAAGGTGATAACTGAAGAAGACGCCATCGGCTGCGACTTCGAGGTTCTGAGGACCTATGTAGAAAGTGAGAAATCCATCATCAGATTCGTTGTGCACAAATTAAAAAGTGCCGATGAAGACGGCGATGAGCGGACGTCAAGTACAGTCGTTCCTTTTCAGGTTGCCTACGCTGTTTCTATACACAAGGCACAAGGACTCGAGTATAACTCTGTTAAGATTGTTATCACAGACGAGGTGGAAGAACTGGTAACGCACAACATCTTCTATACCGCCATCACAAGGGCCAGAGAGAAGCTGAAGATTTACTGGACCCCGGAAGTGGAGGAAAAGGTAATCAGCCGTATCAGACCGCGCGACATCAGCAAAGATGTAGAAATCTTAAAATACTACATATGAAAATAGAAAGGGGTACGCATGAGAATCAGTTACAATAAGTTATGGAAAATGCTGATTGACAAGGGAATGACCAAGATGCAGCTAAAGGACGCAGCCGGCATCAGTGCTGCGTCTATCGCCAAGCTCGGCAAGGGAGCGAACATCACCACTGATGTCCTCCTAAAGATCTGCGAAACGCTTGACTGCCACATTGAGGACATTCTTGAAACTATTGATGAGTAAGGAGGCAAAAATGGTGCACCCAATTACGAGTAAATATGACGAAATGAAAGAATTATTCAATATAGCCCCTCTGAATGCTGGTATTACCGACAAATTCAAAGAGATGAACGACATGTGCTATAATGAGATCTCAACTATGAGTCAGATTCCGATAACAAGCAGATCTACTGCAGTCGGTAAACAATATATAGTCTTTTCAATTCCAGGAACTAATGACTATTCCCGGCCGGTAAATATCGAATTATATGAGTCTGGGTTAAGGTACAATGATGCCGGCCAATCAATCATCGATGAATTCTGGGATAACGTAAAGGAGCATACAATTACCAATCAATCCGCAGAAGATATCACAGCCGCCCTCTACGCAATTTGTATGAATTATTGCTGCTGTACTGATCTTCTGAAAGGAATCAAAAAAAATGCTGGAGATTATTTTGAAAAATTAGTAGGCCACTTATATGCCATGCATCTATTAGTAAATCCCACAAATCAGATGAACGCATTAGAGCTTGACGGCGAATCCATACCTCTTCCAACAGATTTTATTTTTGATCTTGGTCCAGGAAAGCCAAAATTTCATGTTCCAGCCAAAACCTCCACTCGTGAACGTGTAGTAGAAGTCTGGTCACAACAACGAGTATTGGATGGTGCGTTCGGTGTTGGTCGTTTTCTCTGTCTTCTAACTTGCATTGGAGAAACGAATTTTTTCAAAAGCGATATGTCTGTAGCCCTTACCTGTGTGCCTAATCAATGGATTAACTATCCCTATGTGTTAGAATAGTTGTCAAGGGAAGCAAAATGTTTTGTGGTATGGTATAATAAGCATATCACAGGAAGGAGACAGCTATGCAATACAGTAAGGAGTTAAAGGCATCAATCCTCAGCAG